GCGGCTGTCACGGTCATGCCTAGGAGAGCAGCGATTTGCGCAAACTTCACTCGGTTGAAGTAGACTAAACATTCATCGCTAGCCCCTATTATGACGTCATCTCCATAAGTTAGGAAATCGAAATTCTCAGGTTGTGTCTCAAGACCTGCGTCCAAGCCAGCTGCAACTCTGCTCCATTGATAGCAAACATATACCATCCAGGTGTTTGTAATGGAGTTAAAAACGTCGGTTAGCGGATTCCCGCTCTTATTTCCTTGGGTGGACTCAGCAACGACGCCTCCAATTATATGCTGACTTTGCTGGAGGCACCGAATTAAAGCGTGTCTCGCACTCCGATTTTCAAGACCGTAAAAATGATCGGTCACTTGAAGAAAAAATTCGAATGCGGCAGGTTGTACAGTTCCGTCGTAATTTCTGTAATCGACATCGAAACCATTTTCTCCATGACAAGCGAGGATCTCAAAATAGCGCCCCCACACAGTATCGGCATCTTTACCAATTCCGTGGTGGAGACGTGCTCCCGCATGCTTCTTATAAACTTCGGAGAAAAAACCAAAGTACTTTCTACACAATAGAGTGTAAACGACGCAAGGTTGCTCAAAAACCCGCGTCTTGCCAATTCGCGCCTTCTCGGCTGTAACAAGCTCGTCCTTAAGAGTGGAAACCCAGAAAGTCTTCATGGGTTTTCCTTCCTGTATGTCACGATCAGCGTCGTGATAGAAATCCACAATGGTTCGCTTCCATATAGGAACGACAAACGAATTGGCTTTATCTGACCACGTGTAATCAAGCTCCTCGACACTTCCGTCTTCTCGTTGACGTTGCTCTCTAGCTGAAAAAATCTCTTTCTTCCCTTCCGCGAACCAAATGCCCCAATATCCGGGTCCGGTGGACATCACTAAGTGTCCCATTGTCTCGTACCCATTAAGGGCTTCGTCGTCCGTTAAGGCGCGCGCGCCCATATCCTGGGGCATACGCGAATTGAAATGAGATATTGCTGCGGTTGTAAATCGCATAGGAGCGACTCTCTGCGCAACTCGCTCGTATTTCTGCGCCCCAGTAAACAAGGGGTGACGAACCTCGCCAGCGAATTCTACAGCTCGCTTTGCGCTTGGGCAAAAGTTACTAACCCACTCTGGGTGCGCAAAACGGACACCGCCCACATCAATGGGCACATACTTAGTGTTTAGCGGGGTAAACCGTTTAATCTCTTCACCCCAAATAGAGAGAGTTCCCAGTAGCGGCATGGTAGGAGTGTGCCAATAACTCTCCAATACTGGGGGAATAGCATCGAGAGTAGCTCCTTCCATTTCCTCCACCACAAGAGGTTCAACATGGATGGGAGGTTCGTAAACGGCGCGCAAAGCGTTGCGGGCAGTTTCCAAACTCTCGGCAACAATAGGACAAAAACCTACATTGTTAACGTCCCCAATGAGGCCCAATGTGTGGAAGCCCATGAGGGTGCGCTGCGCATGCTTAGAATAGTGAACATAAGGTCGCCCGCAATCACCATTCTTAGAGAGGGCGGCAGCACGCGCTGTCATGTGGACACGACCATTATGCGTGTAGTAGTCCTTACAATCTATAAGGACTTTATTAGGTTCGTCTCCTCTCTGGTGGCCCAACATCAAACCCCACTGCACTGTTTGGGCATAAAGGGCGAGGTCATGTAACTTCATGACATGGCCCCATATAGCACGCGCTCCCGTGCATGGTTGTCCATACAGATAGATGAGCCTAGCATCCAACTTCTGGCCCACTATATCCCCGGC